CTTTCAGCTCACCGAGCGCTCGGAGTGCCGTCATTTTCACCGGCTCAAGGCGCACGAACGAAACCGGCACGGCTGTGGCATATGTCGGATTATTGTACTCGTCAACGCTTGCGCGCGCGAAATACGTTACACTATGGATGAGAAGCCGACGCGGTATTGGCCGCATACAATCCCCCTGTGAGTGAGTCCTGTCAAATTGAGATACTTCATGCAATTACCATGCAGCGAACCGGCGCTCTTGCCTGATTTCCCGCCGCTGATAGAAAATGATCCGATGGAAACGCTTGTAAAACCAGAATCAAGGTCATCGCCGTCAAAATAAGCGGCCTCAGCCTGGGCGCACGTCGCCTTTTGAATAAGCGTCTGGAACTGTGCGGCCATGTCGGCAAATGTGAAATTGTAGCCGCAGAAAATATCAATGTCATCCGATGCGCGCTCAAGCAGATTATCAAGGGTCGTGTCGTCTGTGATTGCGCGCCCTTTGTATGTATTGCGGTAGTATGTTTTGTCAGCGTATGCCATTATTGAGCCTCGTGCGTGTCGTCTTTTCTGCGAGTCAAGCGATCTATGATGATTTTAACGTCTACATGGAGCGCCTGAAGCTTCTCTTCAAGCGCAAAAAGCTTTTTATGCTCATCATCATTTCGCGCGATGTGGTCGCTCATTTTGTTTTCAAGCGCTTCAATATGGCTTTTTGTTTTCTGGTAATCCATAGCCAGTTTAATCAAGACGCCGATTTGTGCTATGATAAGCCCTGCAACTGTAAGATAAAATCCGGTGTCCATCATTCCCCGCTCGTATATGACCCAAGTATCGAAACGTCCTGTTTGTTTACTCTTCCGATCATAATGAAGTACCGTAAACATGACCGTAGAATTTGACGCCGATTGTGCGCGCGCTTGTAATCGCCGTCCATGCTGAACCTGTAATACTGTATTGTGTTATCATTTTTCACCCCATAGGAAAGCAGGGCGGAGCCGAAGCCCCGCCCGTCATTAAAGGTTATTTGGAAATTTCACCGGATACCATGACATGAGATACAAACTTAACAACGTGACCCACGGAGTCGAGCTCGTACATATTGACGTAGTCGGAAGCGGTAACGGCGATGTCAGCGCCGGAAGTGTAGGCAGTCAGGCCAGTCGGAATGGCGTTAAACTGTACACCTGTCACTGCTGATGTGGTTTTGCTATACGCAAAAGTGTTTCCAGTGGCTGAAGGCGTCACGGTTGTTTTCGTGTTGCCGGTACCGGTACCAGCGGCAAACGTCAGAGTAAGCGCCGGTGCGTTAATGGAAGTGTACGACACCCATACAGACTTGATCTGATTGTCAGGCATGATAAGAGTGTGGTACTTGCGCATTGCAACGTCCCAAGCGTCGGCGTCCTGGTTCACAGAAGGCTCTATGATCTTCGGCATGTCGGTCTTGACAATACCGATGGGCGCGGTCTTTGCAACGATGATCCAGTTAAGGTTCATCGCGGTAGCTGTCGCGGTGTAGCCAGTAGAGCCGAACGTATAAGCCGACTTGAAACGGTCAGAAGATACGCGGATGATCGGAATACCGTCAAGGCTGCGAACCTTCATAGACACGGCGCCGCTTGAAAACTCAGAAACGTCAAGGCGCTTTTCAATCTTGTCAGCCTGGTCAAGCGTGTTTGCGGCTGCAAAAGACATACAAACAACAAGCGGAACGCTTTCGCCGATAAGATTCTGCACTGTCGAAATGTCGTCCTCAAGCTTTCCGAGAATGGTTCCAACAACAGGAGTGTACGCGCTTGTTTTAAGATTAGCATTAGCGATACTGAAAATCTTTGAATAGCGGTAAGCGTCGACCTCGGGCGCAACGTATGCGCGCTGGAACTCAGCCATGACAGAACCGGCATTAACGACAAAGTTTGTTTCGTCAACGTCCATGCGGTCAAGGCGGAATTTCTTCGAGCGATCCTTGTCAAAGGTGTGCGTTTCGTAGGTCATTGTAACAGCGCCGGAAGAATATCCGGAATCGCGGTTGTAATCCCCGAGACCCTGAAGCGTCATCTTCGGAACCTTGATCTCACTTCCGCCGTTGTACTGAACCATTCCGGCATTTGCTTCCATCCAGCCGGTAGTCATTTCCTGCAAAAGCTGCTCATCCAGTTTCGTCTGAAACAGCTTTGCATATTCAATAGAGTTAGCCATTTAAAATAGCCTCCGTTAGAATTGCGCGGGCATAAAAAAACGGCCTACGCGCTGTGAGTTTTGCAATTAACCGCTGCAACGCGTAGGCCGTAACTTGTACCCGCCCGGCGGCGGTGTGGAGGTGAAAAAGTGAGAATGACAAAACAAAGTTAAGCATATCAAACATAGTTTGTCAAGTAAAATAATTTAAAATGAGCAAAAAAAATCCCGGCTTTTACACCGGGAAATTATAGGGAGCGTTCATGATTATTAGCCACATGCAGGAATCGAACCCGCTTCCATCGCTTACAAGGCGATTGCATCACCTGAAATGCTTATGCGGCAAAGCTATGGCGGCTTTTACACCGCCATGCACCGGAGGCCGAAGCCGTCACGGGTGATTAAACAAAATTAAACACACTACATTAATCTTGTCAACTACTTTTTCAACCCGAAAATCTTGTCAAGCTCCGCGCTAACCTTCTCCGCCTCGTTCGGCGTTTTCGCCTGCGTCTGCGTTCCGAATGTCGGCGCCGGTGTCGCCGGTGCTTTAGCAATCTCCGGGAAGTCGGCCAGCACCGCGTCAATCTTCGCCTCGACCGTCTCGCCGTCGTATGATCCGGCAAGCTTGACGACCTTGTCAACCTTGTCAGCCGGTACGCCTTTTGCAACGGCTACAAATTTAGCGCTTGCAGCCTCAGCCAGGCTATGCGCTTCGGCTTTTGCTTTCTCAAGCTCTGCAATCTGCGCCTTGAGCTTTTCGGCTTCTGATAATTGCGCGTCCTGCATTTCCTTGAGTTTCTTCAACCCTTCCTTTGCGCTGCTAACGTCCTCAATACCAAGCTCTTTCAAAAGCTTTTTCTGTGCTTCCGCCTTGATACCACCCATCATCGAATCAATGTCTTTTTGGGTGTAGGTTTTTTCGGTCGTCTGCTCTGGTTTCGGTTCGGCTACTGCTTCTGTCGTCTGCTGTTCTTCTGGCATATTGTATCCCCTTTTTAATCATTGCTTCGTGCGTCTGCGCTGCTATATCACAAATGCTTTCAATTTGATCTTTGGTGAAAAAGTTATTTACGCCAAGCGTATCAATCAATAGATGCGCCACTTCATGCGCAAGCGTCGTACGCGCCATGTATTCGTCCAGGCGTTCGTCAATGTAAATACTTCCGGTGATAAAATCGCAATATCCGATACGCGCCCCTGACGTTTCGCCGTCCGGATCACCAACTTTATTTAATTCGTCATTGTTCAAAAACTCAATACTGTAATCGCGCCCGCATACTGTAATTGTGTTTTTCAATGTCACCTCTTTATTCCAAAATCTGATTTTCTTATCTTGCACATTTTTCCGCTTCCATCGGCTGCATGAAACACAATTCCTTCAATGTCGTTTTCTTCTTTGATCAAAAACTCTTTTATGGAGTCGAAAGAAAAGTCTTTTAAATCTAAAACTTCTGATCCATGTTTTATTAAAACATGCTCAGAAAACTTCTCTTTATTTCCGTTTATTTTAGGCCCGCATAGCTCATAAGTGCCATCTTCAAACTTTGATTTATCGAACGCTTCAAAATGGAATTTGTCAGCAGCGTTCAATCTATAGCATTTAATCCAGTGCGGCCAGTGGCCGGAAACTGCGTCTGGCCCTTGGCATGGAATCGCGTCATGCGGAACTATTTTCCCGCGCTTAACGTCGTATCGCTTGTAAAGCTCGCCATTGATAACGGAGCATGATGTTCCGTCAAACTTTCGCGTAGGTATTCCGCAATCGTACACCCATGCATTTTCGGGATCAATTTCATTTACTACACGACCAAGATCATTTATGTCTTTTTTGAAAAGTGTTGAAATCTTTTTCATTTAGTATACTTTCTCCCTGTCGTATCTTCTGGTTCTGTCCGTGTCGTCTATGAAGTCTCGCATCCGCTGTTGACGCGCGGACAATAGCGCTTGCGCCTTGTTCTGTGCCGCCTCGCCGCCGTTTGACGCTTTGGCTAAATCAAGCTTCCGTTTTGCGTCGCGTATCTGCCGTTCAAGATAGCGCTGCTTCTGTGATTCGTCGTAAACGTTTTCATTTTCGCGCGTCGGGTACGGCTTGAACGTCTGCCGCTCGCCATCGCTGTACGGATACATCTGATGGCCGCAATTTATACCGAAAAGGCCGTCGGGCTCTCCGTATGATGTGTCTGACAAGCGCGGATACCCCGGCGTCTCGCCGCGCAATGAATAAACGCGCCCTTGATACGGTGCGCATCCAGGACGTGCGCCGATATGCGCGGAAACCTCAACCAGGTCAAGATTTAAGTTTTCCATCTGTGCAAGCGTCGTCTCAGTGGCAACCTGCCGAATATTCGACCGGATAACCGTCTGCGCGTATGCCTCAACCGTCCATGTGCGCCCGGCCTTGTCAACTATGGCAGGAATACCGCTCCATCCGGCTACCGTCTCTCCGATCGCCTGCCGCAACGTGATCTGTCCTGCAAGCGTCTTCGCCGTAGCTTTATAAACGGCGTCAACGTATATCTGCTCAGCTTTCGGCAATAGCGTCATGCCGAGAACGCGGAACTGATTCATCGTGCGCGTTTCCCAGATATTCCAGAGCGCAATCAATCGCAAGTCTGCGCTGTCAGGCAATGCAGCCGCAAGGCTTGACGGCACGGCGTTCAATATCCGGTTGGCCTCAGCCGCTCCAGCCGCTTCGATCTCAGCGCGCGCGGCCTTGACCGCCTTGTCAACGCCCGCTTTGATTGTCTCCTCGTTCATCGCGCGCAACGTGCCGAGCTGTGATAATTTGAGCGCCTGCCATTCTGCGGAAGCGTTCGCACCCTTGCCAAGCAAACGGGCGATATTTAGCATCAGCTCCGTTTCCATTTCATAAAGCATCTGTGCTGCGTTCAATATCGCCCGCCATAATAATCTTGAAATATTAGCACAAGAAAAATAACGCTCACGATGACGCAGAAAACACAAGTGCCGGTAAAGAATGAGTTAATCACGGCTCAACCACCCTCGTCTTGATTATAGGCTCTTTCCCAATATACGATACGTCAAACGTCAGGAAATATCCGCCGGTACTCTGGATAGTGCGCATGCGCTCCTCACCATAGTTTATACAGTAGCCCTCTTCCTGCGCGTCGTACTTGTGTGACGTTCTGACATACGCTCCGGTAATAATCCCCTTTCGCTCTTTCGTGATAATGTCACCCGCAGCGTTCATGCTTATCATGTTCTCGCACGGCATACAGACTTTTGTATGGCTGTGGCCGCTCCAGAATATCTGCGCATCATGCATCTTCATCATTCGGTCAATGCCGATTGTACCGCGCGTTATTTCAGAGCTGCCGCCCTGACCGTGGTTGTATGCCATAGTTACAGATCGCCGCCCGCCTTCATTGTTTCTGTGAAACTGAAAGCGCACCATGCCGCGATATTGCCCGTGGCGGATATTGCTGCCTGTCTTGTGATTGAGTAGTGCAATGAGCGCTTGAGTCACGTCCAGGCCGTGAAACTTTGATACGCTCACCTCATGATTTCCGCAACCGATGAATACGATGTTATGCGCGTACGGCGTGAGAAACTCCACGGCCTCGTCAATCGTGCGATTGATCGGATTATCGCGGTTATACTTGTCGCCGCCGGGATGGTATCGCTTGCGGTCGCCGGAAATGATAAACTCCCCCCAATCACCGTTCAGCATTATCTGGTAGCCGTTTTCTTTCGCGCGCTCAAACTCTGCAAGGCACAAGCCTCGGTCATGCGCTTTTGACCCGATGTGTAAATCAGACGCAAGCAGGAAACCATGATGCTTTTTCGAGGCATAGTCAATGTCGATGATTTGAGCGTGCATATTTTATCCTTGCTGGAAAAGGGTGTTAATGTCTACTGTCGCCGTCTTTGCGCGTATGTCCGCCGCTTTGGCTTTCGACTCTTCCTCTGTCAGCCCGTCAAGCTGCATTAGAACCGTTTCAATGTCTGCCGTGTTTGACTGCAAACGCTTGATCCAATAATCAGTCTTGCTGTTGCGGTCCTCAATGATCGAATCATTCCACGTCACCGTGTACTCATTCTGTGATACCGGCATACCGTAAAGCGGCGCAACTGTGCGTATCGCTTCAAGTATTTCAAGAATTCCGCGTGAAATCTGGTTTTCGTATGACTGTTTCGCGCGGTATGTTTTGCTTGATTCGCTGATAACTTCGGTTG